CCTTTCCGTTTTGCCTCTTCGATCATGTCGGGGACATATCTGTTCTCAAAGGCAACGCCCGCCGCTGTGAACGCGTCCAGAACGAGCTTTCCGCAATCCGTTGCAAGCCCGCCTCCATCATCGCCAAGTCCACCTAATAGATATTCTGTGCCAATACGGGCGCGGGCTTCGTCCAAGACCTCTTCCCCTATTTGCACTTCGATTTCGTAGGTTTTGACGGTATCTTCTTTTGGCAGGGTGTGCTTTTTCCCCTTATCGCTGTTCATGTTGCCCAGTTCTTCCATAGCGGCTTTTAGCGCTAAATCAGCCGCCTCGTTCTGTTTTTCTGCCGCCTCCTTTTGCAGCTCTAAAAGATAGTCCTCATCGTCTTTGTGCCGCTCAAACCACACGGAATTGAGATCTTCCAGCGTCGCCGCATCGGTCTCCTCCACCTCATATTCACGCGTCATGGAGCCCATCATATTTCCATTTGCAATAGCGATTGGGTCAACATCCTGTTCCAGTCGATAGAATGTACCGTTTCGCTCCAGATACTTTTGCCCGTTGACCTCGTACGTGTTTTTTTCACGCGTTGCCTTCTGCTCTTTGTTATACTCCCAGAGCTTATAGGCAGCGTATCCAATTGCCGCCGCAACGCCCAGCCATCCGCCCGCGAGTGCAAATACCGCCGACGCCGTGCCGCGCACCATGCGAGTAGCTGTACCCATCGCTGTAACGGTTGTCGCCCCCGCGCTCACTGCGGATGCCCCGGCCGCCGCATTTGCCGCCGCGACGGTCTCCACTGCCCCCGCCTGCATGCGTGCCGCTGCTGCTGCTGCCTCGTTCGCAGAAATGCTCTGTGCCCCCGCCGCCATCGCCGCCGCACCTTTTGCGCGTTCCGATGCAATGACCGCCTCATTCGCCCCGACAATTCC